AGATCCGCCCGGATCTCCGGCACTGGTTCGAGGAGAGGTGAACCATGCCATGGAGACCGCCGAGCAACTGATCAGAGCGTTACGAGCCCCGGACCAGCGGGGCATGGGCCGCATTGAGGCGAGCGACAACGGCCCGTCCAACATCAACCGCCTGGCTGATCTGGACGCCAGGGCGACGCACATCCGGGTCTGGGACAGCACGGTCATCCCGGGCAACCTCCAGACGCCGGGCTATTCGGCCGCGGTGATCCGTGCGGCTCACCCGAGACTGTCCTCCATCGAGCTGGAGCGGCGCGTCCTGCGCAAAGAGGCCCGCGCACGTGCGTTCCTGCGGCGCACGTTTGACGAGAGCATGGAGCAGATCTGGATCATCATCGGGGAGCGGGCGATCACGCAAGCCGTGCGCCTCGATGATGACGGCGAGACGCACGCCAAGCAGCTCTGGCATCTCCAGCGCCTCGCGGCGCACGCGCGGATCCTCGTGCAGGTGTTGCCGGAAGGTGTCGTGACGCCAGGCTTGGCCGACCAGTTCTGTCTTCACACTCTGGACGCCGAACACCGCGTTGGCTACGTTGAGACGATCATGGGTTCGTGGTACTCCACGCGCCTTGAGGACGTGGCCAAGCTCCACAGCACCTTCACCGAGATCGGGAGCGCGGCCATGTCTCCCTCAGCCACCCGGACGTTCATTCGAGAGGTACTGGCGACATGGCGGTCAGCAAAGATCACATCACTCGAACTCACCGAGGAGAGCGATTCCTCTTCTCCTCGTATTCCACCCAGGGCGACGACTGCATTGGAGTCGCAGGACTCCCTACGGGCACCGCACCGCACGGAGCCATAGCGGTACTGGACTCCAAGCGTCCCCAGGGCGCCGTCCTGGAGGTCACAGGCGGCGCCTGGAGCGCCTTTGTGCGCTCCGTCAAGGCTCTCTGAGCCTTCCTGTACCGAAGCCCCCACACTGCCTCGTGGGGGCTTCGTCACGCCCGCCCCTGTGGGGCGGATGAGCGTCGGTCCCCTGCCGAGGGGTCCCATGGCCCGGTCTGGCACCACCGGTGACGCGCAACGGTGCCGCCCCCTCGTAGCTCAGCGGTAGAGCAGCCCCCAGCGCGCCTTGGGGACGGTTGGTCGCCGGTTCAAATCCGGTCGGGGGGACGTTCGCGGCCGACGGGCCGTGACTGGTGCACCGGGCGATATCCCGGTGTCGGGCGGATAACTCAACTGAGCAGAGACCCCCGCTAGGGGGTGATGCGGGTTCGAATCCCGCTCCGTCTACGGAAGCGTGGCAGACGCTACGAGGAACGCCGCGCAGCCCCTTCGGGCAGCTGCGTCACCCGAAGGGACGGCCAACGCCTCGCGCGGGTCCTGGACCCTCTAGCTTCCGGTGAGTTTCGCTCCAACTAAGTGAGATCTGTCAGGAGGAGCTGTAAGGGTCTGGCCAGCCTGAACCGAAACCAAATGGCCACCGCCCCGCCGGCCCGATGACCGGCGGGGCTCCCCATGTCCCGAGGAGAGGAGCCCGGCATGTCATTGCCGCGCACGCTTGAGGCCGAGAGGGAACTGACTCCGGCCAACGATCCGCACTCCCTGCCCAGCCGGACCGGGGTCTACCCGGTCACGCCCGCGATGGCCAGTTCCTGGCTGTCGTATCGCAACCACCCGAAGAACCGCCCCCTCAGCAAGTCCGTCTCCGCCCGCTACCAGGCGGACATGGAGTCCGGCCGGTGGCGCGAGGCCACCCCCGAGGGCCTGATCTTCGACACGGACGGCTACGTGATCTCGGGTCAGCATCGCCTCAAGGCGCAGGCGAACGCCGGAGCCACGCTGGACTGGTGGATCTTCGTGGACGAGCCGCGCGAGATCTTCGAGACCGTGGACCAGGGCTTCCGCCGCACTGCGGCGCACCTGATCCGCGGCAAGTACGCCTCTCAGGTCGGCGCCGGGGCGCGTCACCTGGCAGCGCTCGCCTACGGCGACCGCTGGGGCATGCCGCACTTCAACGGCATCACGACCCCCGAGGCGGTGGCCACGTACCACGTATGGCCGGAGCTGACGTGGCACCTGACCGAGGTCATGGCCTGCCACTACGAAGCCGGGGTCATAGGCCCCCCGCACCTGGCCGTGATCGCCCAGGCGGACCGCACGGAACACCGGGAACTGATCCCCTCCTGGCTGGAGGGCGTGCGCACGGGCTACGACCTGCGCAAGGGCGACCCGCGCGCGCACCTGCGGAACCGTTTCCGCAACGGCTACGCCACCGCGGGCCAGGGCAACAAGCGTGACTCGATGTACGCGGTGATCGTCAAGGCGTGGAACGCCTACGTGACCGGCGAGTCCCTCACGGTCCTCAGGTTCATGACGTCCGAGGAACTGCCCACGGTCGAGGGCTTCAGCTTCAAGAACGACACCAGGGAGAACGCAGCGTGACGCGCGGCAACCAGTACACGAACCGAGTTCCGCACGCCCGCCTGCGGCAGCTCCAGAAGCAGGCCCTGAGCCTGCTGGACGCCCGCGAGAAGGCCGAGGAGGACATCCTCGTGTTCATCCACGAGGCGACCGGGGAGAAGGTCAGCAACGCCGCCCTGGCGGGTATGTTCGGCACCTCCGCTTCCGGGATACCCGCGAAGGCCGCGCAGGGCGCGGACCTCAAGGCCAGGCGCGCCCGCAGAAAGGGCGCGTCCCCGACGGACGCATGACCATTCATCCCGGCACACCGGTACTGGTGCGGGCCCCGAGAGGACGGGGCCTGCCCAGCTACGCCATGGTGGTACGGACGCTGACCCCACACATCGTCAGGGTGATCATCACGGCAGACAGCGGAGGACGGCGCAAAGGCGCCGTCCTCCGCTGTCCCACGGGCCACGCTTCGACGGCGTGTCCGTGGTTGCCATCGCAGAGCGAAACCACTGCGTCGCAGGTGGCGACAGTGGGCGCTTGAGTTTGGTAATTCCTGATCCGCGTTCGTTCGGCATGTCGTCGATTGAGCTACGTTGCACGGAGTCACGTACTACCGGAGTAAGAGTCGGGCCTCTCACGGTCACGTGAACTGCTGCCAAGCCACATCGACAAGGGGAAGACATGCCGCCAAGGAAAAGAGTCGACTTGCCGGACCATGTGAGAGAAGCCGTGCTCGCAGACATCGCGCTGACTCACGCACAAGCGCTGGATGCTGAAGAGCGGGACAAGATCCGTATCTACCTGGGCACCGAACAAGGCCTGACGACGCGAGAGATCGCCGACGAGGTCGGTCTCGGCCAGACGTCGGTGAGCAAGTACGCCCGTGAGGGCAAGGAGGCGTATGAGCGACGTCAACAGGCGCGAAGTCGCCGTGCTGGCGAAGATCCTGACGGATCCGCAGAACCAGAACCGTTCGGCTGAAGAGGTCGCCGAACTCTGCCTGACCGAGCTGGCGGACTACGTCAAGAAGATCAGGGCGGACGAGGTCGACCGCATCGCCAAACAGGTCGTCGAGTCGGTGGAGGGCGAGAAGGCCGGGGGAATCCCGGCCCGCATCGCAGACCGGATCGACGACATGAGATCCGCGACTCACCGCATTGCGGTGGTCGGGCAGATCCAGTACGGGCCCCAGGAAGCGCCTCACACGGTGGTCCTGGGGCCTTTCCGCGCCCGGGGCACCCTGGACACCGAGGCGAAGTTCCTGACCGCCATACAGGGCGGTACAGCCGCCCGTGAGGCGGGCCAGCACGTGGCCTGGGACACCAAGACCGGTACCGGCAAGGGCCGCTTCATGCTCGTGCCTGCCTTCAGGGCCGGCCGGGACGCCTGGGACTTCTACCGGGGCCAGGGCCCCGCGGAGGACATCGCCCAGGTACTGCCCATGATCCGCTCTCCGCACTTCGGGCCGGTCTGCGCATGCGGCCTGGCGAAGACCGAGGTGTGCCGCTGGTGCGGACTTACGTACGAACGCCATTGCCCTCTGCATGATCCAGAGGCAGAGGTACACCGGTGCCGCCCCGCGGCATGACACCAGGAGCGCCATGCAAGAGCAGGAGGCCTCCAGCGAGGAGACCATCACGGCCATATGGACCGTGACCGACCCCAACGACCTTGTGTACGCAGAGGTGTTGGAAATCCTGTTTGGTCCCGACAGCGACGATATGGCGGCATAATCGCGCCAGAAGAGCGACCCCGGGAAGCGGTGCATGCCTCCCGGGGTCTCGTCAGTCGCGAAGGGACCGACATGTCAGAGACTCTCACGATCGCCACAGGCCTTGTGGAGCGGGTGGTGAACCCGGGCCAGATCCGGGCCGTGGCCTACCTCCGGGTATCCACGGAGGAGCAGGCGAAGGGCTACGGCATCGCCTACACCGCCAAGAAGGTCTTGAAGTACTTCGAGAAGAAGGAGTACGCCCACGTCGGCACCTTCGCCGACGAAGGTCTCAGCGGCAGCCTGGAGGCGCACGAGCGCCCCGGCCTGAAGCGCCTGATGACCCTGGCGCGGCAGACCCCGCGCCCCTTCGATCTCGTGGGCGTCAACGAGGGCCGAGTCATCGGCCGCACCGGACGCGCCTTCTGGCGCTGGGTGTGGGAGCTGGAAGACCTCGGCGTCTACGTCGCTGTCGCCAAGAAGGACTACGACAACTCCACGCCGTCCGGGCGTGGCCAGATGCGCAAGGATGCCGACTACGCCGAGGAAGAGCGCGAGCTGATCCGCGAGCGCACCAACGGCGGCCGGCAGGAGAAGGCCGAAGAGGGCGGCTGGCCGGGAGGCCGGACCCCCTACGGCTGGATGATCGAGAACAAGGGCCAGAAGGGCGCCTCGAAGGCCGCCAGGGACCCCCATGAGTGGGGCGTCCTGCACCGCATGCTGGAGCTGGCGGTGGTCCACCACCGCAATGCCGAAGGCATCGCCGCGACCCTCAACGCAGAGGGCACGCTCACCCGCGAGGGCAAGCGCTGGAGCAACAAGAACGTCCTCAACAAGCTCAAGAGCGAAGCCGTCCAGCAAGCGCAGGTGACCTTCCGCAAGGAGTCCCGCTCCCTGAAGGACCGGGACGGCAACCTCCTGTACGGCGCCACCGTGACCATCCCCCTCGTCCCCGCCTTCACGGCGGTGGAGCTGGCGAGCCTCAACGCGGCGCTGACGCAGTTCTCCGTGGTCCGCAAGAAGGACGGCACGCCGTCCTATCCGCTCTCCAAGCGGATCGTGGGGGAGTGCGGGAGGCACTACACGGGCTTCGTGCGGCCCCGCGGGGGCCGCGCCTACCGCTGCGCCGGGAAGCAGCAGGCCTACGCGGGAGCGGGCATCTGCTCGTGCTCCCAGGTCGGCGCTGACGACCTGGAGCAGGCCGCCTGGACCAAGATCTGTCAGCTCCTGGGAGATGCCGAGCAGCTTCGGCGGCTCGCCGAAGAGCGCGCCGGTCTGGCCGCGGCGAACAAGGTCAACCACGCTGAGCGCCTGGAGAAGCTCGATCAGCAGATCGAGGAGCAGACGGACGCCATCGACGCCACGATGGCTGTAGCGGCCCGCCAGGCCGCCAAGCGGGGCCTGAAGGGCCCCGCGGCCGAAGAAGCGATCGAGCGGGTGGTGAGCCCGCTGAACCAGGAGCTGGCCGAGCTGGAGAAGCAGCGGGCCGAGGTCGCCGACTGGCAGGCGGAGACCGAGCGGGCGGAGCAGAGGGCGAGGGACCTCCAGGAGCTGGCCAGGGCGGCCAGCAAGCGCCTGGACAACCTCTCGGAGCCCAAGCGGGCCCGGTTGATCAGCCTGCTGGACGTGCAGGTCACGCTGACCTCAGCGGTACCGCGGCCCTGCCGGGGCCGGAAGGCAGGACTACCGTCCTTCGAGGTCACGGGCCGGATCGAACCCCGGCTCGTGACGGAACACTTGGCGGAACGCTCCCGAGGAGAAACGTGGCCTCATGTGCCATCTGGGGTCATCCAATTCCGTATGCGGGTGGCGGCCTCGCTGACCTCGGAAGATGCCCGAAGCCTTGTGGACCGTAGAGCGGCTTAGTGAACGGAAGATGAACGGACGGCGGGCTCCCGGGAAACCGGGAGCCCTTTGCGCTGGAGGTCACATGCCCGAACCGGACTGGAACGCACGGCTGGAGACCCAGCTGTCCAACCTCGCGAAGCTCTACCCGGAGGCCGAAGGCCTCTCGGAGGTAGTTCGCTCGCTTGTGACATGGCACCGCGTTGACGCGCATGACGCCGGATGGCTCGCCAACCGGAGCAAGGCGGGGTATCGCCTGGTCTCAGAGAACGAGAAGCTCCGCCGCGAGCTGGAGCTGAGCAAGAGAAAGGAGGACCCGTGTCCGACGGCTGCCCCATCTGCGGGGACCCCTTCCCCTGCCTCAAGCACTGAGGGGGATGAGCCGTGGGGCTCCCCCGCAGTCACAAGCTGATCATCCTGGCGGCCCTCGTGGTCGCCTTCGTCATGAATGGGGTGCCGTACTGGTGGAACTGATCAGGCGCTGGTGCGCAGCGCTCAAGAAGAACCGGGCCCGACTGGGCTGGGGTATCGCGGAAGGGCTCATCGGGGCCGCTATCGGCCTCCTGGCCGCCACCCTGTGGGGCCACACGGTGGGCTGGTGACGATGCTCTACGACCCCGAGCGCCGATGGCTGGCGCGGAGCATCTGCCGCTGGGAGGACCGTCACCTCTTCTTCGCCGACGGCGCGTCCGCCGGCCGCGTCTCGCAGAGCGTGCAGAAGGCCTGGGACCAGGCCAAAGAGATCTGCGCCATGTGCCCGGTCCAGGTCGAGTGCAAACGCGACACGCTGGGTGAGGACTTCGGCGTCTGGGGCGGACTGGACCAGAACCAGCGCGCCGCCATACGGCGGGCCCTGCCCAGGGCCGCCAGGAAGTGGCCCGAGGGCCGTCGCCTCGCCTGGGGCAAGGCCGTGCAGGCCCTGCGTGACGGTGAGGTGAGCTGGAGGGACATCACCCTCCAGACCGGTCTGCCGCACAACGTGGCCGAGGAGCTGGCCACGCAGTGGCGTGTCCACCTGATCGAGACCGAGAACCAGCCCAAGGTCATCGACCTGCCCTTGCCCGAGGAGAGGACCAGGGGGCCGGAGTTCCCGACGAAGCCCGGCAACCGTCACGCCTGGGTGCGGCACAACGGCCGCATCTCGGACGCGATCTACCGCGGCGAGACCCCGTCAGGGGTCTGGATCTTCGTGACCGTCTACTCCGGTCACGGCCACGTCAACAAGTGGGTGCTGCGCAGGGACGTGCAGGTCTACCACCCTCAGCCCGTGATCATCATGTCCAAGCGACGGGAGGAAGCGGATGCGGTCACCGCACCAGCTGCCTGAGCTGGGCGAGAAGGACCAAGCCCGCTTCTGGGCCAAGGTCGCCCTGCCGAACGAGCAGGGCTGCATGTTGTGGCTGCGCAGCACGACTACTGGCGGGTATGGCCAGTTCAAGATCAATGGCCGCATGCGTCTCGCCCACCGCGTCTCTTACACGCTCACGTATGGCCCGATCCCGAGCGGTCTGACGATTGACCACGTGAAGACGCGGGGCTGCACCAACAAGCACTGCGTAGCTCCGCTCCATCTGGAAGCGGTGCCGAACGCCGTGAACGTCCTTCGGGCAAACCCGGGCGCGTGGCAGAAGCAGAAGACACGCTGCGCGAACGGCCACGCCTTTGACGAGGTCAACACCTACCAACGACCAAGAGGGGGCCGAGATTGCCAGATATGCAAGCGGCTGCGAAACCGCCGAAGCCGCCAGAAGCGGGCGGCTTGAACCTCCCCAGGCACCTGTCCCACTCGGCTCGTGAGTCGCTGGAGCGCTGCGCGAAGGCCTGGTTCCTTACCCGCGTCGCCAAAGCCCCCAAGAGGCCCGCCCTGTGGCTTGCTGGGGGCTCTGCGGTGCACGAGGTGACGGAGGCCTGGGACAGGCTGGCGATCCATGACGATCTCCGCGCCTTCGACTTGGGTGTCATGTGGTCGCACGCCTTTGAGCAGCAACTGGACAAGGCCGCTGAGAAGGAGCCCAATCTCAACGTCTGGCGCAGATCCGCCAATGAGCCCATCGCGGCCTGGAACGTCCTCGGTCCGCAGTTCGTGCAGTCGTACATCCAGTGGCGCGAGCGCTCCCCGTGGGAGATCTGGACCACGCCCGACGGGCAGCCCGCCATCGAGCTGGACGTGTCGGGGATGCTCCCCGGCTGTCCGGTGGAGATCAAGGCGTACCTGGACCGGGTCTTCTGGGACCCCGTTTTCAAGAAGCATCACATTCTGGACCTGAAGTCCGGCAAGCGGGCGCCGAAGAATGCCGACCAGTTCGGCACGTACGCGGCGCTGCTCAAGGTCATGTACGGCATCGACGTGGACTCCGGCGTCCCGTTCATGAACCGCAAGGGCGGGCTGGGCAAGCCCTTCGACCTGACCTCGTACACGCCCGAGTACGTGGGCCTCGTCTTCGGTGAGGCCTGGGAGCAGGTGGAGAGCGGGGAGTTCCCCGCGAACGGCTTCGATTCGGCTTGTTTCGTTTGTGATGTTGAGGCCGCCTGCTACGTGAGGGGAGGCCCGCTCAGTGCCCAGTACGACCCGGCAGACCCGGCGTATACCCCGCCTTACTGAGGCGGACGAGCGCCGCTTCTGGGTCAAGGTCGCCCTGCCGAATGAGCAGGGCTGCATGCTCTGGTCCGGCAAGCCGGACGGTCACGGGTACGGCAACTTCCACTTGCAGGGCCGGACCTTCAGAGCCCACCAGGTCTCCTATCTGCTGGCCTACGGCCCGGTACCTGAGGGCCTGGTCATCGACCACGTCAAGGCCAGGGGGTGCACGAACCGCCACTGCGTGGCCCCGGCTCACCTCGAAGCCGTGACGCAGACAGAGAACATGCACCGGTCCCGCAGGGACCGGTGCGGCCAAGGCCACCTCTTCGACGAGACCAATACGTACATCCGTCCCGACATAGGCGTACGGCAGTGCCGTACCTGCCGACGGGCTACCAACCACCCTTCTGAGGACCCGTGACAGCCACCGTGAGCTTCAGCGATCTGCTGGCCAAGTTCTTACTGCGGGCGCGCTATGGACGAGCCCGTGGCGTACGACGACCCGCAGCGGGACCCCAACTACTGCTGGACGCACAGCATGATCTATCCCGCCTGCGCGGACATGCACTGATGCCGCCCGATTGCGATTGTGGCTGCTGTTGTGAGGCCTGCGGGCACTACCCGGGCTGTATCAGCGGCAAGGGAAGGAGGGACGATGCCGATCCTGAGCCTGTGCACGGGGTACGGCGGCCTTGATATGGCCGTGGAGGCCCTGACGGGGGACAAGGTCGCCTACGTCGCGGAGAGCGACCCGGCGGCCTCTCTCGTGCTCAAGCACCACTGGCCCGACGTGCCGAACATCGGCGACATCACGACGTACGACTTCACGCAGCTCGTCGGCTTGGTGGACACCATCGTGGCCGGGTTCCCCTGCCGCAACACCTCCAACGCCGGCCGAAGGGATGGGATCAATGGCCAATGGTCGCGGGTCTGGAAGGACGTCTGCCGGGCCGTCCGCGATGTACGACCTCGTCACGCGTTCCTGGAGAACGTTGCGGCGCTCCGGTCGCGGGGCCTCGATGTCGTCGCTGAAGACCTGGCCTCGATCGGGTATGACCTCTGGTGGACGACTCTTCGAGCTTCCGAGCTGAGAGCCGCCCATCAGCGAGACCGGTGGTTCGGTATCGCAGTTCCCCACGCCGAAGGCGAGCGACGGCCCCCACGGGGGGCCGAACCAGCGCAGCAGCAAGGGGAAGTACGACGCCTTGCCGGGGCACGTGGTGAACGTGCTGCCGTTGCTGAAGACCCCCACGGCCCAGCTCGGGACGAACGGATCGGCACAGCACCCGGAGAAGCGTCGAGGGGGGGGCACGGACCAACCCTTGACGACGAGGTCTCCTTCCTTCTTCCCCACGCCGACCGCGGCGGACGGGACGGGAGGCCCGGGAACGAGCCCGAACCGCAAGGGCGGGATGAACCTGCGGACGGCCGTCACTCGCCTGCCGAGTGGTGGGGCGAGTATCTCCCCGCCATCCGCAGATGGGAGCAGCTGAGCGGGATTCCCGCACCAGCGCCCACAGAGACAGGACCCAGAGGGGGCCGCCGACTGGCGGCCCCCTTCGCTGAGTGGCTGATGGGCATCCCGCCCGGTCACGTCACGGGCGTACCGGGCCTGGACCGGAAAGACCAGCTTCACAAGATCGGTAACGGCGCCATGCCCGTACAGGCATACGCCGCGTACGAACACCTGCTCAACCTGATGAAAGAGGCGTCATGACCGACACGACCACCGAGACCGTGGGCCCCGACACCGAGGCCGAGGGCTGGGGCGCTGACGCGCCGGCCGTGACCTACCCGGAGTACGGACCGCTGCCCGAGGCTCGCATCAGCCTCAACTTCACGCCGGGCAAGGCTCCGCAGCTCACCGTCCGGGCGCACACCGCGGCCGAGCTGACCGCAGCCCTCCAGGAGCTGGAGGAGGGCAACGTGTACAACGTTATCGGCGTGGCCCACAGCTCGATGGGGGCCCAGGTGGCCATCGGTGCGGGCCTCGGCCAGGCGACCCAGGTCCCGGCCCCCCAGGGCGCTCCTGCGCCCGTGCAGCCCATGCCGCTGCCGCAGTCTCCCCAGGCGCAGTACCCGGTGGGTCCGCCGGTGCCCCCGCAGGGCCCGGCTCCGGCGCAGTGGCAGAACGCCGGCGCTCCGGCCCCGCAGGCCGGCCCGCAGAACCAGGAGTACCGCAACGCGGGCTGGTACCGACTGGACGTGCCCTTCCCGAAGAAGGGCCAGTTCGACGGGATCGTGGCCCAGTACCAGCTGCGCAAGGGCCGCCCGTCCGAGGGCGGGTCGTACTCCTTCAACTCCAAGGGCGAGAAGGCCTGGTACGTCTCCCCCGAGGTCGCGGGCGCCTTCCCGATGTTCTCGCCCGTGCCCGCGTAGGCCATGACTTCCCCTCAGCCC